TTACCATGTATAGGCTACTTTGACATAGGTCTTGTGATTATCTACATTATGGTTGACGCCAACGCCGATATATTTTCCATCGTCTGTAATTTTACGGGCAACCGAGGCTCCCACTTCACTGATTCCGCAACCGCCTGCCTCAATATCCGGCACAACCTCAACCGTTCTTAATATTTTTTTATACGCATGAATATTATATTGATTAAGATTCACTGTCTTGTCTTTATCCAATTTTGTGATATCTACCGCTACATTAGGATTGTCTTTATCCGCTACGATGGAAAAATCCGCTCCAGCACGTTTTTGTGCATCCCTTGCCGTGCTAGGCGCCTTATCTCCTGTTGTTGTGATTGTGTATGATGGTTTCTTATCATATTTATAAATATGCTGGATATCTTTTGCAGCTTCCTTTGCTTGTGATGAATCTATATTGATTTTGGCGTTATTGGCAGCTTCCCATACGCCACCTGATGTTTCCGCTGTAATCTGACTTACTGGCGTTACTTTTTCCGTTTTACCTTGACTAAGAAAGTACCATATCAGTCCTCCCAAGAAAACGATGAGTATTCCAACTGCTATATAGTATTTATATCCGTTCCATTTTTCAAACATAAAATTACCTCCTTAATAAAAAACGGCCACGGCTAGTTTTGCCGCAGCCGCCGTCTTCCGCTTACTGGTTAGCATAGAAATTTGCTTTGCCAATAATAGTTTCCAGCATATTATAAAGATTGTCCCCTGGACAGTCCGTGCTCATGAGGTCACAATGGCCCACAATATGGTCACGATCGATGGGAATATCATAATCCGTGCAGAGATTGGCCAGAAGCATGGCGCACATCTCAATCTGTGCATCCGTCGGTTCTGCTTCCATGAAATCTCCAGACAAATGTACTCCAAGAGTATGGTTGTTTTCGCCGTACGCATGGCTGCCAATCGCCCATTCTGGGCGACCACGTTCGATTGTCCCGTCCTTGCGAATGACAAAGTGGTAACCAATACCAGCCCAGCCATTATTTAGATGCCATCCATGAATTTGTTCTGCGCTGGCGTCAATATCGTTGCCACCCGTATGATGGATGACAATCATGTCGGTGTAACTCCGTCCACTCAGTGTTTTGAAATTCAGATTGGTTTCTACAATGTTTGCTCGTTCCATTCGTATCATCCTTTCAATAAGAAATCACATTATCGTTATCATCGAATTTAGGCAACGTCGGCGGACGCAATCCACATCGATATCCATCATCAAAAGCTTTTTCCCTTTCGGTCTCAAAATATTCCCAGACTTTCGGGAAATATTTCTTAATGATTTTTATTTGATTCTGCAGATTCACGATGTACACCACCTTTTTCTTCATACGGCTTTTGACCGGCTAAGGAATTATATTTGCTGTCCGTTGCATATTTGCTCCACGCCGCCCGTGCTAGTGCTGCAACGCCGCCCAACCCAGTAACAACTACCGTTATCCCTTGCCAACATGAGCTAAGTTCGAACTTTGTCCCACATAATGCGTTCGACCAAAACCCATACAGCCACGAGAACATAACGGTACACAAAAACGACATCATGACGAAGAGCAAGAAGATAACCAGCGCCAGCCAATTCTTTTGAGCCCAGCGACTGAACCTAATCAGCTTTTCTTTCATTCAATCACCTTCTTCGTGCACTGTCGGCAATAATTTGACTTTTTCATATAGTCTCGATACGATTCCATTTCCGCCAAGGTCCGAATATGCATCATACATCATGCCGATGCTTCCCAATTCATGTACTGGTATCCACCCTTGACCAAGAAAATACTGGCACGACTGAGTAAGTCTATCCGTCAACACCGCCAGCATTCCACGCTTTATCGACGTGTATTCTACCTGGCGGGCCTTTTCCTGATCTGCATGTTTTTTCTTTGATTCTTCTTCTTCTCTATCTCGTTTAGAATCTCGTCGCTGCATCTTATAAAGCAGATACCCCGTCAAGAGTCCAACGATAAGTTGAAATGTCGCCGTGATTATAATCACGGTTATTTCCATCTGCAGCATCCTCTCTCCCCCTTATGTGCCAGCATAAACCCTGACACCACTGCTATAATGCGCTTCATACCACTGGCCAAATCTTTTCGCCAAGAACCACCGATGTATGCCGTTGCCCTTTACCGTCATCAGTAGTGATAATTCCTTCCACGGCAAAGGTTCCCCAGCTAATATTTCGCGGAATGTCAATAACCATTTCGCTATCATCACTTTGCTGGAGTAACTTTATTAGCTCGCTCTTTTTCATTGTTAACCTCCTGTTCTTCGTTCTGCTCTTGCTGTTCAGGTACATACACTGCTATGAGTTTTTTCATTCCGGTCTAGTCTCAGGATAATCGGTACCCGTGATTTCCTTGTATTCATCAGCAGTAATCCAGCGTCCTACGGCATCCCATACCTTTTTAATGTTCCACAGTTTCATGTCGTAAAATCCTTTTACCATTGCGTAATGTCTGCTGTGTTCCATGGTGTTAGCCCTCCTTTATAGTTCAAGGTCAGCCATCATTGCAAGATAATGCAAATTGGACTGAAATTCATCGTTCTCGATTTCCTGCTTGCTGACAGGTGCAAATGCAAGATAGAACTTGTTATCATCCCATGCGTACTGCACCTGCTGTAAGAGCTTAGCATGTTCAAATTCTTCGGTGGTGTTCCCCTCGCTATCCTTTGCCGTGAATTTGAATATGGCAGGCAGATTGCTTACGTCAACTTCGGTTTTGCTGACATAGTTACTGCCGTTGATAGTTAAGCCCTCTGCAAACTTTACGTTGTCTATGTAGAGTGTGTACTTTTTATCCATTTTTCTAGCTTCCTTTCTTCTGAGTCTAATCTGCGCAGCGTGCGGTAAGCATGGTAACGCTTTTTATCCCCGCGCCATGATTTATACTGTGTCTGAAATTCTTTGAGGGTTATTTGCCCTTCTGCGGCCAACCTTGCCATTTTCCGCATTTTGCGCTGTTGTCTTTTGACTACGTCTTTAGGAATCTTTTTGATGAGTTTTCCTGTGTCCGTTAGAAAATAGCGCGTTTTTAGGAATACAAATGGTCGGGTCAGCTTGATTATTTGTGTCTTGCGACTATTGATATGAATACCTACAGTTTCTGCGATTTGCATAATATCCGCTAAGATTTGCCGCAAAAACTGTTTATCGTGGTGAATGATGATCCTATCATCCATGTATGCGTGATAGAACTTGCAGCCCTTGACTGTTTTGCACCATGAATCAATCCTGTGTGGCAGGTATATCCCTGCAATTTGTGAGATTGGAGCACCGATGGCCAGCGACTTGTGAAGGATTGTTTTACCTTCCAATTTGCCGCCTGCCGTGTAGTGTTCCAGTGCATTGTAGATATTATCCATAGTGTATTTATCTTCAAAGCCTGTCACATCGACTGCGTTGTTTTGCAGGATAAGCTTCAAGAGTTCTATGGTTTCCTGCGGTATATGCTCGGCAAATTCTTTCAACAGCACATCATGTCTGATGTTATCGAAGAATTTGCGAAAGTCGATTTTGAGAATATACCCGTCTCGCCCGTACTGCCTGTAAAACTTGTGTAGATGCTGTTCGAACCGCCGCCTTGTGAAGCTAATCCCTTTGCCTACCATGCTTGCCCCGTTATCGTGGATGATATAAGGCTGTAACGTAGGATTAAGGATATTATCACATAAGGCGTGTTCCAGTATCATATCCCTTGGTTCTAAGGCTCGTATCAGACGAAGTCTGCCCTGCTCATTGAGGATGAAAGATTTGCCCTTGCCCGGTTTGTATTCTTCTGTCCTCACATCATGCAACAAGCCTGTCACCTCACTCAGAAGATTTATCCCGAACCGTTGTGTACTGGCTTTCCAGCCCGAAGCCTTGCGTAATCTGCCATAGGCTTTTATCAATTGGTCTGCATTAATCATTATTCACCTAATGCCGCGCTTATAGAAACAATATCCGTAGATAGTCTCGTCACGGCTCTCATTTACCACTTGGAAGGATTGCCACTCATTCCCTGCTAAAGACAAACGGCGTATAGCCTTTTATTGTCTTGTGAGAAGCGGGCGAACGCCGTTAGAGTTCGCAGCGTCGTTGTTGTTCGCATTGCCGTTGTCGTTCACATTGCAGAAGTTGGAAGAATTGGCAACAGACTTTAGTGACAACCCTATCATCATTTCAAATCTTTGAATCGTTTATTGTCGGCTTTTCGCCAGCCCTTGATTAGTGCTATCTCCTTGTCGATTTTTTCAACGTAAGAGATATACTTTTCAACGTTAACAGGAAGAATGTCAATAGCTCCTTCGAGGTCTTTCTTTAGGCACTCGCATGATGATATAGCTTTATCCATTTCCACACGCCTATGGTCGTATTCTGCCTTGCTTGTCGGCCATACGGAATAGGCGTATGTAATGTGGTCTATCATCTGGTCTAAATGCTCCCATATCGCATTACGGAGTTTCTCAATCACCCACTGCGGGTATTCGGTGCTGAATTTCTCCATGTTGTACTTGCTGGCAAGTATGATAAATTCTACGCGGTCATCTTCGCTCATATCTTTGGTGAACTCGTGAACCTCACGGACTTTATCTTTTATGCCTAAATCACGAAGCAGTAAAAACCGCATGGATTTTCTGAGCTTTAGTGCATTTACATAAAATTCATATTGCGATAGTTTTCGCATTCTAGCTAATACTGACATTCAAAGTCCTTTCTCGGTACGCCTCGCACCCCACGAGGGGGTGCGGGCTAGGGTTAACGGAGCAGGGCAATCGGGCGAACGCCGCTAGAGTTAGCAGCGCCGGTGCCGTGCGCATTGCCGTTGTCGCCCACAAGGCAGAAGTCGGAAGAACGGGCAACAGACCTCAACCACCACCAATACCGCTTAGAGCAGATAAGCCCGTGATTAAGACGGAACGCCGCAAGCTGGCTATTGCACTCCCCCGTGTCATAGAGCGAAGATGAAAGCACTGGTGCTCCATAGACCATATTTTCATTCGCAAGATTAGCTTTAACGCTTGTCCATGCCCAGTTACTTGCCGCACCGCTCCAACCATCATAAGAATTCGACTTCACGTTAGCGTCTATAGCGTTACTAAGCAGCTCTCTATGTTCCAAGATATGAGCCGCACCAAACGCCGCTTCAAATCCTGCGACCACTTTCGGAATATGTGTAGTCCACATCGCAGAACCTACATAGCCGCCTGTCGTAGTATGTGAGCTGTTCATCTGCGCCGTGCCTAGTTGTTCTTCTGGCATAATTGCTACATGGTGTGCTGTAGTTTCAGTATCACCGCAATGCAAATGGTAGTCTAAATCCATGATGATGAATTTCACGTTACTGTAAGTTGTGCCGTCAATCGTGATAGATTTAATGATGTAGTCACCGGGATAGATATTACGGAAAGAACCATCCGCGATTGCCGCCGACATTTCGCCGCTGTTGAAATATGCAGTTAAATCTTCGCCGCGATAAATGCCGTTATGAGCCGCCGCGTTATCGTAAATTACCCGTGAGTGATACTCGGTGCTTTCCATCTTGCGCACCGTCCATGTAACCGTTCCATCACTCACTATTCCGCCCACTGTCGGTGTGCTAATCGTCAGCGTGCCACTGCCACTGATTCCTGCCGTGGTGCACTCAAGGTACATACCTGTAGGTAGGTCACTGTTGTGCGATGCTACGCCCAATGTATACGATGTGCTAGGCTGACGATAACCAAGGCTTTTGTTGTTTCCCAGGCTCGTTCCCTCGTCAATCTCATATGCAAAGATTTTGCCCCATTTTTTTTCTTTTACGCCAATTGACGATTCGCCATCAGCGCGCGGTACGTATGGTCTTGTTGCCATGACTATTCCTCCAATCCGATATTTTCAATTTTTGCACGTTCTTCGAGTGTACGAAGATACTGTTTCATGTAAACTAACTGCTCGAAAAGTATTTCATACGAGCAGTTAGGGCAGAACTGCAAAACTCCCACTTTATACTTTTCAAGCATTGCTTCCAGTTTTTTAGTACGGATTTTTACTTGAAAATACTCTGCACGAAATCTTTCTTTAAAGTCCTTGCTTTCCATCATTTTGCAAGTGTCTTTGAGTTCCAAGATTATTCCTCCTTTTATCCCCCATTATCTGTCGATGTGACGTTGCCGTCTGCATCAAGTTCCACTGCGGCTGTCGCTGTTGCGGCTGATGCGGCTGCGGCAATTGCCGAGTTGTTAGCGGCACTTGCACTATTTGCCGCCGCCGTCTGGCTGTTCCCTGCGGCCATCGCGCTGTTCGCGGCATTCGTTGCCGAGGTTGCGGCTTGGCTGGCGTACGTTTCGGCGGCAGTATTTGCGATAGCGACGGATTCATCATCCGTTGCACGCGGCATTATGTTGCCATCAGAATCGAGTTCGAACGTCGCGGATATTGTCGGATATTCGCGCGACTGAATGTTGCCGCCCATATCGATTTCGAAAAAATCGTCCCCACCGCGGACCGTCAGCGGGACCCAGGCTGTGGAATGTCTAGGGGCCGTTCCTGCCGGTACATTTCCGCCTATGCATCGATAGGTCTGCCCGTCAGTATACGCCACTACATCCGGATAGCTGTATACAGTGGCAGCGTTCCAGGCTGGCACGTCGTAGGCTGCCAATGTCCCTACAATCCGTTCGCATTCTGCCACGTTTTCGGCCGTCGTGGCCATGGCATTTTCGGCAGTTTGGACAGACGCCTCTGCCGCGCTTGCCGCCGCTTCTGCAATCCCCGCCGCATTTGACGCCGTCACTTGGTTCGACGCCGCCGATGTTGCGCTGTTTGCCGCCGTCGTCTCAGACGCGGCCGCCGCGTTTTGGCTGGATAGTGCTGACGATGCAGACAACGCTGCCGCTGTTGCCGATTCTCTAGCAGCTGCCGCTTTTGTGATTGCATTATTTGCCGCTGATACTGCCTGCGCTAAATATCCAGCCGTTGTATTCTTCGATGTTTCCGCTTGCGCTGCTGATGTAGCGGCCTCTGTTGCTTTGGTAGAGGCTGTTATAGCCGACGCAGCGGCCGCACCAGCACTAGCCGATGATGCTGCGCTATTTGCCGCTGTTTCTGACACATACGTCTGCATTTGCATATAGCGCTCTTCTGGTGTTTCCGGATCACCTACAGCCACTTTGACAGACCGTTTTAACTGTTCTGTCAGCTCCTGCAAGATCATCGTCACCTTATCCAGCGCCATCTCAATTGATGGTAATGGATACTTATCGCCGAGGTCTGTCAACTGATCCACATCTGTTTCTCGATATAACGTAATAGTTTTTGTACTTGGCAATATTTCTGGTTGCTGAGATAGTGCCGGCGCCTGACCTGGTGCATAACCTGGATAATGGACGGTATGAGCATTGGTATCCACATAATAATCTTTAGTCAATTTTGTAGATACTTCCGTTGTTTTGTCGTAGATTGCAACATGCATATCATCCGCATCATTCAGCGGAAAGGTGTACGGAAATACCGTTGTACTACCATTACCGTTATACGTTACCTTGGTTTCGCTATTACTTATCATATCTTTCCCCCTTTCTTCACTCAAAAAGCCTCACAAGTCCAGCTTTTCTGCCGTCTCATGAGGCTTTTCTTTATTTGCTTATGCTATTATCTTATCACTGCCAATCCCTAATATAGTTCGACCTAAATTATTTTTCACTACTCTTTCTTTGCTGTGATTTCTTCGGTTTTGGAGGTGCTGGCGGCCGTTTAGGGATTTCGCGTTCAACTGGCTTTTTATCCCAAATTGCTGACCATATAATATTTCCCCAGGTGGAATCATAACGCATATCCTCATCATTGAGATACTCCATTGTAGACGTTATGGAATCAACCATCGTTGAGGTTATACCGGTATAACCAGCAGTGAGGCTTGACGCACCATTGGCCGCATGACGTGCAACATCGCTATATAATATCCGCTTAGGAGGCTGCCGATATTTTTCATCTTCTTCGTGTTTTTTAATCGCATCCTGTCTCTTTTTCCCTCTTAGTTTTTTCAGGCGCTCCTGCCACTCACGCTCGCGTTTTTCCTGCTGAGCTTGAATCTCAAGGTCCTTTTCGCCTTTCTTGGCCATAAGCTTTCCAGCTTTAACAAATTCATTCATTGAGCGATACGCAACATCAAACGGATTAACTCCGCGACCGTAATCTGTTCCATCAAAGACAAGGTTCGATATCAAGGTGGACAAATCGCGGAGAACGAAAAATCCTCCCGTCATCGTGCCAACCATATTGCTTCCCAAAACTTTCAGGAAACGTTCCGTTGCCGGAATTTCTATTTTCGTTTCCTTCCCTGTCACAGGATCAATAATTGTTCGATATTTATCTTTGTCATCATTACCAGCCTGTCCGAGGGCGAACTTTAACGTCGACCCAATCACACACATTATGACAATTCGATACATCATACTTTTGGCAAACGGAGCCCAGCGCTGAAACGCGCTAAGGTTTTTTTCTCCGTATTTCCCGTGACGATACTGCCTCCAAATCGCATTGAATTGAGTATTAAAGAAACTATAGAATGTCGTAAGCAATCGATATACGCCGCGCTGACGCTGTACCGATGACAGGTCTTTCGTCTCGCCACTGCCGAACGTATCGCGTACCGCTCCATCAGCCTTTGCAATAGCCCGCCGTTCTGCTTCTTCAAGCATGCGGTCCTCCGTGAGTACATCCAGTTCCATGGCCTTATTCAGTTCATGTTCTGCATCATAGAGTTCACGGTCTTTGTTCTTTGCAATTTCTGCATTCTCGGCCGTCATAGCCCGCAGTTCATCGTCTGAGTGGATTGCGAATGGGGATGTTTTCCGTTCGTAGGCAATCTGTTCCGGCGTTCCATGCTTGCGAATCTGCATGTGCTGGTTTATTTCTGCCGTTGTCGTGATTGCTTCCTGCTGTTGGGCACGGATAGAATCCACTTTCGCCTGCGCATCTTCCATGGCTTTGATATTGGCTTCATTTTCTGCCTTTACCTCTTTTACCATGTCGCCGAAACAATCTTTATAGGTCTTGACCCACAAAGGCGCTGACAAGGCCAAGTCAGAAAATAACATCATATCATAGGCGTGGTTGCGGATGGTCTCAAATACTTTAGAGTCTGCATGGAATAATCCTGGCTGTTGACTGATGTCTCGGTCCATATTATTAATACGGTTTTTCATAAAGGTTGACTTATATACCAACTCTTTGTTCTTCTCCATATTCGCATAGAATTCTAAGACAGCCTGAGTTCCGCCAATTGCCCCAAGCTTATCCATGACAGGGCCGATATTCGATACATTTTCCACTACCGGCCATAACCGATAGCCCATGATGGCCATTACGGAATTTCGCTGCATATAATTGAATACTTTATCAACCACATGCTGCGCTTCATTCTGCCCTCCAATTTCCTGGGCCCAAACATCAGCCGCCCAATTTTTCAACACGTTGTGATATGCACGGCCTATCGTTTGGTTCATGTGTTCTTCCAGTCGCTGATCAGTTACCAGCCGATAGACATCACGCGCCGCAACACGGAAGCAGATATTGTGAATGACATCCGTTATATGTTTGTTGATGACATCAAATTTCAACAATAACGGCCGATTAATATCTACTTCAGACCTTGATTTTTTATAGCTTTGATTTACGCCCAAACGCTGCTGCGCAGACATTTGCGATCTGGCGATTGAATCTGCTTCTTGGTCCTGTGAGCGGCTTGATTTTTTTGTATTATACGCAATCGGATAGTAGCCACCCTCAATCTCGACTACACCTCCCGTCAATTCTACCGTTTTACCGTCCGCAGTCTTGATGGAAAACGGCGTAGCTTCAACTTTCTGCAACGACACACCGTTTAGCTGTTCCTCTACCGCTACTGTTGCATCCCAGAATGAATTGATATGGTTCCAAAGATTTTGAACGAGCGTCCAGTCTTTCTCTGTCATATTTTCTTCCATGAATGCAATCAAATCGGTGTACTGTAGATTCATTCCGCCCATGAGACGTTGCAAATTGGTTTTGTTGCCCATGTTCAGCCCCATGCAGATGACTTCTTCTTTTGTTAATAACTGTTCTTCTCCCGTAGAACTTACTAATTTTATCTTTTCTTTTTTCCACTCTCTCCTCTCTTTATGGGAGAACGGCTCCAATATCTTAGTTAGATCAGCCACTTCCTTAGCCTTCATGGTGCCTTCCTTGTTGGCGGCCTGTTCGTATAAGCCGTATATGTATTTATGTGCCTTCTCTCCCAATGCTACCGTTATTTCTTCCGGCCGAATCAAGCTGGCCATATATTCCTGCCCGGTTTCTGCTAGCTTATTTCCAATCCCTGGTACTTTAGCCAGCCAATCGCTATAGGCTAAACCGCCGCGATCATCACGAACCGTGTGCAGTTCCGTATGCATATTGGTATTATCGCCAGTCTTATCGGTCAAGATTTCGTCAATTACATCATCGAAATCCTTACCATGAATCATCTTCAATTTCCCTTTATCACGGCCAACGGTATAGAGTACGGTCAATGTATCCGCCACGTCCCGCAGCTGATCATAGGTCAATTGCTGCCATTTGCGGCCATTAAAAGTTTCCTGTCCCGACTCTTCGTCTCGCCGCATAATCATATTCAAGACTGCCAAATATTCATCCGCATCACCAATCTCTTTTCGCTCCTGCATATCCATCAGCATTTCAGCCAGATAAGACGGATTCATTATTTCTTCCGGCGTGATAGTGTCATAGCCGGCTGGTTTCGGCGCGTCCTTTTGCGTGAATCCTAATTCATACGCCAAATGTTTCAGCCAATATCTTTCCGACTGAGGAATTTTGACGGTTTTCGCCGTAGCCTGCTGCTGTACCTTCTTGACAATTTTTTCCACCTTATCACGCATTTTTTGTGCTTCATACGCCTCTGCCGCAAACATGGCTTTCTGTTGCTGGGCCGACATGGCCATATCAAAGTTCTCCGCCCGGAGCATCTGTTGAACGCGTTTCGCCGCTTTTTTCGCTTCCCTGCGATAGCGTCCAATGTCACAAGCTTCATGGATTGGCTTGTTGCGAATGCTTTCTTTGGCAAGTGCTGCGTACATTTTTAGCTTGCCTTCGTTGGCCTCCATGACAGCTTTTTCGTTAGCCTTATATTCTTTCGCCTGCTCTCGGAAATCCTTTAACGCTTTTTTTACTTCATCTTTATTGACAGCATTAATCATCGCCTCAATTTTGTAATAATCTTTCGGGGCCCATTTATTCGAGAAGCGTAATTTGTTAATTTCCTCCATCAGTGCTTTTACCCCTGCACTGTTTCTGTCCATTTTTATATCGACATCATCCGGCAGCGCCATTATTTTTTCTTCAATTGACCGCATAGCGTTTTCCGATTTGCTGTTGATTTGGCGAATCAAGCTTTGTTTTTTGGCCATCTCGGTTGCTTTCAGCGCTTCCAGCTTTTCATAGTACTCAGAGCCTTCCATAGCCTTTTCTATTTCTTCATCCGTTAGATGTGCATTGATTAATTCTTCATCCAATGCATCCTTATAGTTATTGATGTACTCATCCAACGCTTCTTCCAGTGGCTTGGTTGCTTCCAATTCTTTTTTCCAGTCATCCACCGAGTTGTACCAGATTTTTACGATCTCTTCATCTCCACCAGTTTTCATGACAGCACGTTCTGCCAGATATACCGGCATGTTCTCAAGTTCCGACCGTTTCACTTCTTTTTCTCTTGCTACACGATCCTCGAATTCCTTCTGCCGTTTTTCCTCCAGGTCTTTCATGACGACCTTTCTAAGTTTATCCTTAGCAGTTTCTTCGGCCTCATCGAGCCAACGCTCATACGTCTTTTTGCCGTTTTCATCGAACAGCTTTTCACCGCCAGCTTTTGTTATATCTTTATAGCGGTCATCCAAAGCTGCCTGATTGATTTCTTCCTCCGTAGCTATCATACGGTCCATGATGCGTTTGACCGGTTCCGATGCGCGGGCGCCGTCACTGGTAAATACCATATAAACCTCTTTCAGGAAGGATTTGAATTTGCGGAAGACGGCTTTTAATCCTTTTGCCGGCGCTTGGCCATCACGCAGATACAATTCGAAGGCACGAGCAAACCTTTCTTGCTTCCACTCTCGTTTCAGCCTATCCGCTGCATCATGGTCGCCTGCAGCCTCAGCGTCAATGATAGCCTGTTCCCGCCGGCTAAATTCTTTATACCAGCTTTTCCCTTTGGGATTCGTCGGCCGATATTTTTCCGCATCACCCTTGCGCCACTCCGCCCACTCATTAACAATTGCCAATTCTTTTGCAGAGGTTTCATCAAACTGTGCTAAGGTTTCCAAGTCATCCAAGAACACATGGCCCATTTCATGGACAAACGTCGATGCATTGGCATTTTCCAGAATGGATACGATACGCATTCCGTCCGAGTAGAAGTTTGTAAAACCTAAATTTTCCTGTGCCGGTCGTGGCGGCATGGCCATAGCCATTTCCTGTCCATTGAATACAACGATTGCATTTTCATCATGAGGACGCGGCATAGCAATAGCACTTGCCTCCCTTTCATAGTCCAAAGAGTTCCACTCGTGTTCGTTATATGCATCGATTAACCGTTCTGGCAGACTGTTCCCTAATGTTTCATACCTGCTAAATTCTTCATCCGATAAGTCATCATCGGCCCCATCATCTAGTTTTTTAAAATCATCAAATTGCGTTTTTTGTTCCGGCGTCAGTTTTGTGATTTCATTATTCAGATTCTGTTCTGACTGGGACATTTTTCTTTTAGCGCGTGCTTTTCGGGTCATATCTACTGCACGATCCGTAGTGTTCCTCGCTTCTTGTTCGCCAGCTAAATTATAGTACCTAGAATAATCTAAGTACCGCTGCATGTCGCTTTCCAGTTTTTCCAAATCCGTCGACAGTTCCATGATTTTATCTATCGAATCTGGTGCCATCTGATCCGAATAGTGATTGACTTTATCGGATGCTTTTTCCAATTCTTCATCCATGCCATTTTCAAGCGCTTTTAAAAATTCGTCGTTGGCCTTTACATATTCTCTACTATATGGAATTTGAGCCAGTTCCTGTTTAATCGATTCAATCTGTTTTTCGGTCTTGTCTTTTGCAGATTCGACTACATCATTGACAGGAAGATTATTCTTTAATGCATAATCCAGTTTTCGAATAGCACCTTTTAATTCATCGACATAGCGATTCATGGTCCCAGTCAAATTGTTTTCTTTTTCCAGCCGCTTTATTTCGTTTATCTTTTTGTTGATTGAATCAATTTCATTTTGAATTTCATCCCGGACATGTTCTGGTGAACCGCCCTGGGCAAAACCTTCCCGGACTTGAATAATATGCTGGATTTCATGGACAAGCGTTTTAGCTCTTTCATCATTTGAGAGATTTTTATTGATTTCTATGATTGAGTTTTTCCCTGACCTAATTTGTCCACGCCCGCCAGCCTGCATCTCTACCAGCTGAACCGAATAGTACGACAACCATGGATACGCTTCATACAGCTGTGTATTATCATAGACTTCCCACAGCATACTTGATTTCTTAGTTTTTAAGCTATCCCAATGGATATTGTCGAGATTGTCTGGAATCTCAAATCGCCATTTACCGTCTGCACCCTTCAGCCATCCGGTCTTATCGAAGATTTTATCTGGAGACTGTTTTTTCGCATCCATGCTTTTTGCACGTAACAATGAGCCTTTCGCTGCACCATAGGCATTTACGCCTGCCATCTGGTTATAGCGTTCGGCATCAGCAAAGTTTCCAGAACCATCATCGTTAATATACGGTTTGCCGTTATCATCCTTGACACCTCTAAGCATATCGCGTATACTTAGCTTAGATAGAGCACCGTCTTGGACTGCACTAATAGCTACCCCTTCTTGGGTGTTTGCTACAGCAGCAGGGCGGTGTTCTTTTTTTGCATAATATACTTCATAAAGCTTAGTTTCAGGAATATCTAAAGCTACTTTACCGTTTCTACTTTCTGCCACCAATACCAACGTTTTTATCTGATCCTTTATTTTGACAGGAAGCATTATGCGATAGTATTCATCGACAGAATTTTTTCTATTTTGAGTTTTCCTTTTTGCCCCCTTTAGTCCAGTTAGTTTTTTATCTTTTTTATTTTTTGTAACTTCGATTACTATTGCATGTTCAGCAATTTCTTTCAGGTTAGAGACAACAAGTTTTGCTGCATTCCTGTTTGATTTATTCACTGCAGACTTTCCAAAGAGGATATGTTTCTGACCGTAGGGATCACTATTTTCGGGTATACCGATCGTTGCCTTAAAATCTGCTGTTGGTACCGAGGCCTTATCAGCTACTGTCTTGATATATTCCAATACTTCCTTGTTGCTTTTCCCTAATAACTCTGGGGATAGTTCCTTGATATTTAAAACTTTTACCGTTTTATCAATATCAATACCTGGTGCAAGTTCATTGAATCTTGACGCGGCTTCTCCCGTATATTGTGGATTTCCTGTAAAATCCAAGCCAAAACGCTGTTCATAATAATCCTGGGCCGTATATTTCTTTCCAGTATTCTCTGACATTACCTTGGCATAGAGTCCTGCATGGCGCGCAAAAATCACGGCATCAATCCGCGCGGCCTTTTCCGTGATTCCCCCATGTGCTTTTAGGCGTTCGACCAAATCCCGATATACATGGAACTGCTCTTTGGTGAACCCCTCAATCATGCTCATTTCGGACCCTGTCATGGTTTTCATTTTATCCTTTACGCTATTGAGGGATTCCATATTGTTCTGCAGGCGACGAATCTCCGGCGCCACTTCGGCCATTGCTTTTTTCTCTTCTTCGCTCGTTGGAATCCAGCCCTCGATCTTTGGGGCCGATTCATCACCAATGGTCATAGCTATGGCCATATCTTCTAATTCCTGCTTATTGGGTTTACGTTTATAGGCGGCATAGAAACTTCTATACCACGGCGCGTTTTCTGTGAAACGTACCGTTTTTTTATTGCCTTGCTCGTCGTCAACTTCCATAAGCTTTCCGCCCTGGCCCATTCCTTCATTGAGCGTTGCCATTGCCGGCGCTAAGATTGCATCGAGCTGCTGACGACTTTCTTTGTAGAGGGCAGCCCATCCCTGGGCAGGGTTTGCTGGATTGCGGAAGATAGCCGCTCTAGCCATATCAATCTGATCTGGCGATGCTTTCCCTTTGGGGAAATATTCATTGACCACGGCATCCATCAGCGACATCTGTTTTTCGATGCTTTCTTTTTCGATTTTCTTGACAGTCTCCAGCGTTTCTTTTGCACTCTGGCGCATGCGTGCCATACTGTCCGCATGTTCATCAAAAGATACCGCATCCAAAAGTTCTGAGCTGGATTCGGCCTGCGCGAATTTTTCACCAGGAACCATGATGTGGCCTTTTTCGTCGATTGCTGTCTGCAGTTCTTCGTCGGTATAGCCGCCCGCCTTAGCTGCCGCACGAAGGTCTTCCAAACCATTTTCTTTTTTCAGTGCCATTTCGGTATCGATATAAACGTTTTGAAAGTCTGTTCCTGCCAGCTGAGCTTTCAACACTTTCTGCTGAACGTCTGGTGCCGTCTCACGCATCTTGCCATCTTTGACTGCATTTTGCAGCTGTTCATACATCAAAGTTCCGTTGATTGTCTTTACCGCAGACGTTCCATATTCCGCTTCTACCTTGGCACGTTTGCGCATGGCACGGTTTGCCCGGGCTCCCCCTACGATTGAACCACCACCAGCCGAAAGCAGGCCGAATCCTAATGATGCCGGCAACGATTCAACAAAGTTCCCTGCCGCATTAGTCGCAATGGTCGAGGCATCTTTATATTTCAAGTTTTCATCCTGCGCTTTAAACGCCAGCTTGTTATGGATTAGGTCATCTGATATAGACTGCAACGCCTCTTCTCCGGATTCTGTTGCCGCCACTTTGAAAAAGTCTTTCGCTTTATCCCGTGCCAGTGCTTTGGCCACTTCGTCCGCTTCCATACGAGCCCCTGTATTCTCAATGATATCCGAGAATACTTTTGACGCATGCGGTGCTTTAGTAAAAGATTTCGTGATTAAGCCATAGTTTCCCATCTCCAACGTCGTGTTGGCCAGGCCTGCAAGGATTGCGTTTTTCTTGGCTTCCTCTTTTGTGAACAACGCTATACCATTCTTGCCGCGCAAGTTGCTATATTCATCGTAATAGTCGCCAGTTGTTGGACGATACATTCCTTCGAACATACCGAATTTTGCTCCCAGTGCTCCCATGTGCATAGCCGACGAACCATTAATCATCAGCCGCCCACCATAGGTACGGGCCACATTGGCCACTTTGCCGCCAGATTCAATTGCACGAAGAACATTTGCAACAAATCGGCCAGCGCCAAAGGTCAGACCTACAGCTCCCCCAACGGCAGCGCCACCAGCAGTGCCAACACCCGGGACGACTGAACCAACACCTGCGCCAGCACCGATGGACGCTTCTGTGAATGCTGCCGATTCTCCGGCTGCCTCCATGGCCGACTTATAGAGCAATGGCATAGTCTGGGCCATCATGCCAGCGATAACTTGTCCCGGCGCATCCCAAAACGACGGTAGTTCGATTTTTTCTTTCTGCAGCATTTGTTCCAAATCCTTGGCACGTGCCACGTCATTTTCGGAAGCTTCACCATTCATGATTTTATAGCGAAGGTTTCCCAGTTCCGTCTGCATATTGCCGATCTGCTGGAAATGAGTAAATGCTTCAACGATGGAGTGAGTCGACCGAACAGATTCGATGTTATGTAATGCGATTGCCGCTTCATTTGTATTCATGTTGGCGACGTCGCGAAGTTCCGGGTATTCCTGCCATACATTTTCCATACTGCCGCCCGCTTTCTGGACGTCCTGTGCATAGCGGTATACTTCCATACCTTGTTTCCAGGTCTTCGAATCTGTCAGCAAAGCATCTGCAGAAATCCCCGTCATCTCCTGTACTTTTCGCGCGGTGTTCAATTTATCTTCATCATAAGCAAAGTATTTAAAATTTACTTCGCTATTTTGCAGGCCACGAGCCCAACGCCGAACATAGCCGTCTTCATCGCTGTCTGCATAGGCATTAACAAGTTCACGTGCCGTCTCCCCAAATGGACTTGCTGCCATCCGCCAGTCGCTTTCCTGGTAATTTTGGATTGACTGCTGTAAATCCGTGTCATCATCCTGCGCCGTAATCGACGACACATCTCCCTGTTCGATTGCGTCCTGCTGTTCCATTGCCTCTTCTGGTGAATCAGGAATATACTGCTGCTGCTGACGCAAATATTCCTGTCCTGCCCTCCAGTTATCAGCAATCGCACCAGCAATATCGGATACGGTATTTGCTCCCCAATTCCACACGCGGTCAAGCGTCGACATATTCGCTTGTGCTTCCTGCTCAGCTAATTCTGCACGGTCTTCTGCCAGCTGACTTTCCGTTTCTTCTATCGCCTGACTTGTATAATCTTTTAATGCATCTCTGTTTGGACGTTCGATTGGCATATAATAACCTCCTTAGTCTTCAATACCGCGAGCAACATTCCAATAGTATTCGTCAATATGTTCACGGTACAAATCGATTCCATCTTCATCAATATCCGGAAACGCCCGTTTTAACATTTCTGGGATTCGTACATTGATAGCCAGCTGCATCTGGTACTGATCGCCATCAGCCGCTTCGAGGATATCTGTCATTGCTCCTACCACAGCTTTATTGTTGTAGTCGATGCGATTTTCGCCGCCGCCACGGCTTCCACCGCCGCCACGATAGCCGCCGCCACCACGATAGCCGCCGCCACCGCCGCCCCCCATGGACACGCGGATAGGATACAAGCTGTTGAGCATCCCCTGGGCCGATATATAACCACGAGCAGATAACGTTCCTTTGATATTTTCCAGTAGCTGTTCTGCTCCACTTCGTGAACCTGCTGCTTTCATTTGGTCCCCAAGTTCCTGCACCATCATCTGTTCGTTCTTCATTTGTTCCTGATAACGTTCATCCAACCGTTGCTGCAGCATTTTGTCCAAGCGTGGATTACTGCCATAACGGAATCCACGTTGATAATCCTCTCGACTATCGCCGGTCCCCAGCTGTACGGTTGGTGATATGCTCCCGGGAATGATATCATTGGAGATTGTTTGTGCTGGCGTAGACTGCAAATTATACGGTTTATCCGCAACCATACGATTTCCCGTTTTCTGTTGTCCCGTTTCCAAAGCTGACTGTCCCAATTGTTGACTGCTCTGTTCTGTTTTAATGTCTCCTTGTCCCATTTTGGGAGCAGGCTGTCCCTCCGGTTCAGCTGGCTTTCCTGTTTCTTTCTTCTGAATTGGATTGGTCCCAGCCATGCGTTGTACGCGATCCCATACTTCATTTGCATACTGTTGTGGCTCCGAGTAGTTCTTATACCCTTCCCCGCCGTTATAAGCGGCCAATGCCTGATGGATATCCCCGTTGTTATTGTCAAGGCACTGACGCAAATATTTCACTCCGCCATCGATATTCTGCCGATAATCGAATGGATCCGTTACGCCGAGTTCTGCAGCAGTATCAGGCATAAGTTGCATCAGCCCTTTAGCACCTGCCGAGGATACAGCACTGCCATCATAGCCCGACTCCTGTTCAATCACGGCATGAATCAAAGCCGTTGGTACATTGTACTTTTGCGCGGCTTTTTGAACTTCTGCGTCTAATTCACGGCCCGTATTGATGTACCGAGTATCAGCTTTCCCCTCTGTATTGAATAAATGATTTGGATCTACTGTATCTGTCGTCGCTCCACCATTTTCTCCATTCCCCTGAGAAACAGATGCCGGCGGGGCTGCATTCCTGCCAAAGTATTTTCTCCGCTCTACGTCTACCTTCGCCCAATCGATATGTCCATTCTCATCGGTACAGTTTTTCAAGATTGTGCTGACCAACTCTCCCATATCGCGATTCTCGATGTCGTTCCGAATTGCCGTCCGGGCTTTATTCCAGTCACTCATGGTCATATCTTTCCCAAGCGATTTCAGCAGAAAAAATCCACGGTCCGGATTATCATCTACTAGCGCGGTGCTAACCATTGACAAGACCGAGCCGGATACATACGCCCTGCGCTCATCATTTAACTGTTCCGGGCTCCATCCCAGGCGCTGTCCACGTTTTGCCAAGTCCTGCATTGCATTATTCAAATAGAGCGATACCGTCTCATCGCTTTTATAGCCGTCGGTCATTCGTTCTCGATAACCGTTCAAATTGCTCTGTTCCAACGTATCGGTATACTGCAGATATTCTTTTTGCTCACGGCCAGCAGCAGTCCGCTGAAAGTTGTCCATGTTCTCTTTCATTCCGATTCGCAAGGCATACCGCACACGATTGTTATAGCCTTTTCCTACTTCTTCCATGGTCTTTTTGATGGCATCCGTCGTTCGTGCTGTCATCCCTCTGGCATTTGCCCCGACACCCGTCGTAAAGATTCCATTTTCTCCATAAAGCTGATCCGTAAGGCTGGTCATTACTTTGTTCTTGGCTTCGGTCAAATCCATTTCATCCATATCATCCTGAATCTTCGTCGCCACTTTATTCATTTGCGAATAGGCATTACTCCACGCGTTAGCGGATTCTCCTTTTCCACCAAACGCCATGAGGTCTCGTGTCGTACCAATAGTTGGAGCGTTTCCAGCATTACGTTGTACGCTTTCCTGATATCCTGAAAATTTCACTGCCGCACCTCCTTAGAATATGATTTTCGTGTTTATTCCTGTCGCTCGTGGTGCAAAGCTATTGAAACCGTATTGTCTCGGTGTTACACCATAACCAAGTTTATTTGCCTGTGACCAATTATTGAATACCGCAGAACTGTTTGTTGCCCTTCCTGCTTTTGCCGCACCGCCAGCCGCTTTCCATGGTTGCAGGGCTCCATATACGCTGGCGGCCGTACCAAGGATTGTGGCCAACCCTTGCGACCTGGCATTAGCGGTAACATTCGACGCCGCTGTTCGTGCTGCTGATGCTTGATTTAGCCAGTTCGATTGTGTCAGCCGGCTATTATAGTTGTCATTTCGCTGGTTCGTAAGAAGTGTAATCTGGTCATTCATTGCCTGTTCATTTGCACTAGACAACAAATCTGACATGGATCCGGTGAAATCCAATCCTGCGCTTCCTGCCGCCGCCCGCTGTGCCCCCTCTGCCAGGCGCTGCTGCGCACGCAATCTACGTTGGCTATCTGCATACTGATCTGCGATTTCTTCCTGCCGCCGATTCTCGAGTTTCGCATTTTGTTCCGCAGTTGCCGCCTGCTGTCTATACATTGCTGCCTGCGCACTGGCAGCATCCTGCTGTGCCTTATACTGCATGCCGCCCGCCAGCGCCGTCAAGCCTGCTACTATGCTACACATCTTTTCTTCCTCCTTCTATTCTGAACGGTAGAAATTTTTCTCCGCCGATCATAACTTCCTTATCGAATTCTGCTCCGCACCATTGCAGCCACCGGATAGAATCGGTATTAAACGCCCCAACGGCATTGTATAGGCATCCATAACGTCGTGCCCAGCGTCGAACGATTTTTCGCGATTCGCTGGCGAACGCGACCCAAAAATGTTTAATCTGATATGTCCCCAGGCACCAAATCAACCGCCCACGCCGATTTGGCATCTTGCATATTCCCCACACGGCGATAAGCGCCCGTGTCTTTTTATCAAAGCCCGCCCAGCATTCGTCACTTGTTTCTATGTCATCCACAATCTCTGCGTAGATATCCGACGCGCAGGCCGCAACTTCTCGCCTGTCCTCAGCACGCATAAGCTCAAATAACTCTCTTGCTGTCGCTTTTTGTTCGCCTGAATCGGTCAATTTATGGATAAGGTACTTTTTAGCCACCAAACGTCACCTCCCTAATAATTGCTGACACGCTAAAGGGATACGGCGTGTCATGGACAATGAATGTTCTTCCATTTGCATCAAAGCCGCCACGCCCCAAGGACGCTTTAATATCTCCGCTACAAAGGACGTCTTCGCCTAATTCCAATCGGCTGCTGTCATAGATTATCTCGTTTAGATGATTTGCATCTCGGCCAATCTTCCCGCCAAACGAATTCGATAATCTGAGGATAGCTGTCGTGACCTGCTTTTTGCGTCCTTGAACGGTTCCACTTGGTGTATTGCCAGCGTCCCAATTAGGCTGCTCTAGTATTTCGGTATACGGCAAGCCTATGACAATACGTTTTGCCGCTTGTGGCAGCGTCAAAGCTCCATTTTGTACCGTAAGCGTATCAAATAGATATCCATCACCAATAACGAATACTTCTTTTCCTTCCAAATAGGACAGGCCTGTTACCGTACTCAATGCGGTATTTCCATTTATGATGGTTGCCGCATCCATCATACAGTAGTCCTGCTGGCTGACGCTTTCGCTTTTATCTTTATCGAACTGCTCGATGTAATACTTTGTTGATCCATCTATAGTCCGTTTCACCACGGCATAGATAACATCGTTATTTCCGCTGGCTATTGCACAAACGTCGGTATATTCCCCATCCGTGACAAAATGTGACCAGCCATATACTTTCTGCTCCGGCACATAGGTCAAGCATATCAGTTGCCCGTCGCTGGTCACGAAATAAATCATTGAGTCCGGTTCCTGCGCATAGGCCGCATCTTTTATCGTCCGACCCTTGATCAAATGCTTTGCCAATATGGTTAAATCTTGGCCAACGTAGGAATCAGTATCGTAATGGTATCCAGTATCACGAATAATCGAGCCACGCCGCTGGACATATACGACGCGGCTTCCCACACGTACTGGGATAACATTATTCGTTCCATAATTTTCCTGCTGCCGAGGTGTTATATTCGTGGGAGTTACGGTTTCGCTTCCTGCAATGGTCCATAGGTTCCCTTCCGTCATTACTATCAAATCATTGCCGACATCCAAGTGGTTGATTGTGCATGCTTTCTGGCTCAAGAGGTCTATTGTCACAGCCGAATCATCCGTTATGCTTCCGCTTTCCTTGACCACTTCAAAGTTTTCATAATCACCTGTTTTGCTCATCCATACGCGTTGGGGATATTTTCTGCTGCCCCCAAAAACTAAACGATCTTGGAAGAAGGTCACTGTATTGGGATAGCCATTTGCCGCCGACCATGCGGATAAGTACCAGTTACTTGTTGCTGATGTATCGCCAAGCATTTTCGAAACATTGGCTGTCGCTTCCCTAGCGCCTGATACAGCCGTTATGTCGGCATATCCAGTATGATTGTATGGATATGCCGATAAGTCCGCCTTAATCGTTCCAGACGTGATTGTCACGGACAGTCGCATATCCGCATAATCTTCTACATCACCAGATTCTGTTGGATTGTAGTCTCCATTGCTGGTATAGGAGCGTAACATTTTCCATGTGCTGCCTCCATCGTATGAGACCTGCACCTCCAAGGTTCCCGTCCAGGTTCCGTGTGAAATTACCTTCCATGTTTTCCCAACTTGAATGCTGGTACTGGTCGTTGTCTGACTGGCGTTAATTGCTACACTCTTTCCTGCTACATATTGCTCGATTTTTATACTGTCACCAATATTGTTGTCGGTGAACACGTCATCCGATGCAATCAAGGTAATTGTTCCCGTCGTGGCTGATGGGGTTATTGTGAGATTTTCATTCATATTGATATCGCCATAGGCTGCCCGCGTCCAATCAATATCGGTAAATGTCCAATTCTGTTCCGCATATCGCGATAACTTTTTTACAGGATATTTACCGGAGCATATATACATGACATCAACGGACTGCACGAACCGCAATTTTTCTAGATCATCTATCTGATATGGCGTTTGCAAATCTACGCCAATGTACTGGCCATCACGCCAGATCCGAAGATATCCTGCTCCAAATTCCAGCATGTAATCGAGTTCGGATGAGAATTCAAACCGCTGCAGAATTGCATAACCATTATTTTTCGTGGTGCCGCAGTATATGCTTCCTGGACGTTTCCGAACAGCACCATATGGTCGTATGATTGCATTTTCCGCCTGCAATAGCGACAGCTGATACTTATCCAAATCGACACGGCTTGCTACGTCCTGCGACACTTCGCCGCCCGTGAACGCCGGCTGTATGGCATAATATACATTTGGTTCCATTTCCTCCTCCTTATCTAAAACGGCTCTCTGCATATTTCCGTGGGAACTTCGTTCTGCGTTCCCGCTCGATTGCTGACTGATATTCTGCCGCCTCTAGTGCCATTTGTGCCAGCTGCAGCTGGGTCTGTTGGATGTTCGCGCTGCCTGTCAATGGAAACGCAATGGAAGCTGCCAGCATGTGGGCCAGCGCATCTATGAATTCTTCTGAGAAGATATCCGGTTCCTTTACGTCATGGATACACTCTGCATAGGCATTCTCGACATTTGTTGCAATGACTCGATCAAATTCACCATTCATGATGATTTCATATTCCATGCGACAATCTTCTTTGTTTCCTGCATGTTCCTCATCATAGACATAATGAACTGTCAAGGTGCTTTCCGGGTATGCATATAAGTGACTCCACCCAGGGATTTTGTAGCGTTCCGGTTCCAGTTCTGCCAGCTTGTGAATACTCTTGGCAAAGCCAAAGGAATAGGCCAGCAGGAGCCGCCGGCGGCAATGGTCATAGTGGATTTTACATTCCTTCGCTTCCTCAGAATTATCATTCAAGCTGTTAATCCGCTCTTTTGAGATATACGACAAGGCTAAATTACAAATATCGGTTACATTCATGGTTATTCCTCCCTTCAAAAAAGACCGAAGCATTATTCACTTCGGCCTTTTTTGAAGGGCAGGACGGGGGATTATCGTCCTGCTCTCCAAGATTATTGTACGGGGATTATTTATAGGGTTTTATCCTCTTACCGGGATGTCGTCGTCAAGTACGAGACCGGCCGTCATTTTACCAGTTGCATACGTCGACGTAACCACCAATCGCAGATAACCAAGGTTTCCACGCGGAACAGGTGTCGAAAGTGGCACCTGCGTATACGTTCCCAGCGTCTTGGGCGTCGTGAAGGCGGCATCTGCAGCTGTCTGCAGGACGGTGGATGCCGTGCCTTCGCCAGCATCTTTATCCACGCCCAGAAAAAGTTTCATGGGTTCATAGGATTCCCCTACGCCAACTTTAACGACGTCCGATGTAATATCTGCCGCCGACAATGCCTGTTTGTTGAAAAACATGTTTTCGCCATCAAAAATCATTTTTCTTCCTCCTTTCTTTACGCCTGCGAACGTGGCATTTCCGCGTTCGAGATTGCATCACATTTTTTGATTTCAATGCCCGAGAAGTAGATGCGTGGAACATCGTTCATGAGTTCCTGACGGGTGACATGAACGTTGTTCTTGTCCAGCAGATACGACTCGAACCAGTCATACATATCATCCGATACGTAAAGAACGACCTTCTTGTCACGTGCCTGCAAGTTGCGGATACGGTTCTTCGCCTTAACGAACTTCTCGATGAGTGCCAGCTTTGCTGCTGCCGTGGAAGGCAATGCCGTCGTATCGATATTGGTGACGACTGCGTTAGCACGGATATCCTGCACGGCCAGACCAACTTTCCAGTTGAACAAAGTAACGAGTGCCTGATAATCCAGGCCGTCTGCATCCTTTACCGTCATTTCGCCTAAATCGCGCTGTTTAAGACCTGCTACCGTGTTCTTAGGATAAATGCCTGTCGTCGCATGCGTACCCCAGCCCACGAAGTAGCACGACGTGTTATGAGCGCCTACGTTGGCTGTACCGCCGGCAACAACCTGATACGACGGTTTCGTTTTGTCCGTACCGCCATATTTGTCATAGCGTACAGCAAGTCCGTTGAACGTGTCCGGATCTGCAGCCGTATCGCCGTAGAACATGTTGTCAGCGACCGAATCCGTGAAGCCTGCCACAAATGCCGCGTCTTCACTGCGACGGAAAGCCTCCTTATCCGACGCCAAGGCGATTGCCTCGATATCTACCTGGGAGCGGTCTTCCAGGATGATGCAGGTATCCGTTACCTGCTCCGTCGTGCTCTTGCTGTGTTTTACGCCTCGGTTGATTCGACGGATGGATGGCGTCGGACGGCTCGTGCGGACCGTGGTTTTGTTGCCGGTCAGCAAATTACCTTCCTTCCAGGTGATGTCATCCATAATCGGATTGCTGTTGATGAGCGCCTCGATAATGTAATCGATTCGATCATCCGGCCCTACTCGTTTTCTGAAATCACTAAGTGTCAATGCATCTGCGCCTACAAGAGACATGTTTCATTCCTCCTTATTTGTACAAATCAAAATTCGTATTCGGATATGCGGTCTTATGGCCTGCTGCCGTACCACCAGATACGCCGCGATCTTCTCCGACGAGCTCGCCCACGGCCGCCATCATTCGAATCATTTCAATGCGGTTTCCTGCACCGGTTTCATTCAGTACCGCCCGCAAGCCAGGCACTTTCGTTTCCAGCGCATCAATTCCAATAGCTGCTTTAGCTACGGTTGCGTCAAACTGTGCTCCCAGTTCTTTTTTTGCCGCTTCGCCCCACTGCTGCTGTGTGGCGGTAATCTGCTGCATGGCCATATCAACACCATGCTGTAAATACTGCATACCATAGCTGGCGATGCTTGCCGCCTGTTCCTGAGAGAGTCCCGCTTTACGGGCTACTTCGCCAAAGGCTTTAGCCGATTCTTCGTCGTATTCCATTCCTTCCGGAATTTCAATCGATTTAAAATCATAGGCATCCGGCACGTTTGGCTGATTGGCATTTGGCGTACCCGTTTCTTTTCCTTCTTCGCCGTCTTTGCTCTGCTGGATCCCAGCACCACCCAAGATTGTTGTTCCCGCCGGCGCCTGATTGTTGTTTTCTGCACCAGTTTCCGGCGATTCACTGCCAGTCTCATTTTCGGTTTCTGTGCTGTTTTCTGCACCAGCTACGTCCTCGGCGAAAATCTGCAGGTCAAATTTCCAGTTCAATTCTTTCATCATCATCATTCCTTTCGTTCGGTTTCTGCCGCATCAATGAGATTCTGCTGGCTTTTCATCCATTCATAATATTCTTTCTCGGCTTTTTGTTTGAGTGATAGTCCACCAATATCGATTATGGATTGCTCCACCTGCAACGCCACGCGACGCTCACCTTCATGCAGTATCATTCGATTGGTGTGATCTGCATCTGGCCACGTACTGGCTAACAGATGACATCGTTCGAATAGCCGCATCAGGAACCAACGTCCTTTTTCATCAGACAGGATGTATTCCAGTCCTTCACGATCCTTCTGCATCATTTTACGTTCTGCTCGTTCCGCAGCTTTTTCTGCCGGTGTCATGTACATTGGCTTTTATCCTCCATAGCCTAAATCATCCATTCCCATCATTGCCGTTAACGCAGGGTTCCCATCACGTGCTGCCTCAGTAGCATTTTTAGCGGCTTGTGCCGCTGGTGCTGCTGTCTGTGCTAGTTGCTGTGCCTGCATTAACTGCTGTTGTTCTTGCGCTTGCTGTTGTTTGCGTGCCTGAATTTCGTTGAATTCGTCATCCGAAAGTTTGATTGCCGCCGGAGCTCCAACGAGTTCGAAGTATCTGTTAACCGCTTCGTTCCAATTGACTTTATCCAATATGCCTGGATTGAATTGTGCGGACTGGGCAATAAAGCCTATCGCCTGCTCAATATTGACAAGGCCCGACATTTTTTGTGCCTGCGCAAGTGGGCTGATGTATTCGATTTTGATTTCCTGATTTGCCAGTGTTTCCATAAGTTCTGGATCATCTGGTTCGGGGAATACCCGTGACCGGTCCAGAATGTTATAGACTCGCTCGATAATCCGCCCCAGAAATTCAAACTGCATCCGCTGGACAACCGGGCCCAGCTGCGTCATCTTTTCTTGATTGCGTTCGAGCACCTCACGTGCCGTCATGGTTTTGTCTTCCATTTGGTCAAGCATCATAAATAAATCGGCAGAATAGCTTCGCTTGATTCTTGCCTGTATATTCACGATTGCTTCCTGCAAGTGCTGCAGGTTGCCTCCCACCTGGAATAGTGGTTTGACCGAATCTGGCGACTGCATGAATGTTTTCCCGCCTGGGACTAGATTAATCCCTTTGACGCCTTGGTTGGCGGCCGCTCCCATTGGCGGCTTAACGGATAATTCAACCATCGTCAGCAAGTCTTTCTGCATAAGTTGCAGGGATTTGCTGTCACCTTCGGCAAACCATCCCGGGCCCTTGCCATAAGAATCGGAACCGCAGACAAGGTATCTTGCTACCGGAACCGGCCACTCATAGAAGCCGCCCACATAGAGGAATTCCTCTTTGTCTGAGCCTTCCACGTAGTAGACCGATAGATATGGCAGGTTGTAGCTTCCCAGCTGTCCCGGGATTCCATGACGGTTTGGTTCGACGTACCAGATAACTTTATGGTCCTGTTTGAATCCAGGACCGTTTTCAAGTTCCTGTCGAATATTGAACGGTACGTTTTGCTCGCCGAACTTGTCAACGAGTTGCCGTGCACTCATTCGGTACCGGCGTGCAAAGGTCTGTATGCTTCCGTCTGGGCCGTTTTCCATCATATACGAGCCTACTGTGTACGGAACGAAATGCACACCATATCTTGAATCCGGGAATATCCCCAGCGGTGCTTGACCAAATGCCAATTCCAAATAGCAGCTATGCACGGCCGTGTAGAAGTTCGATTTCTCCAGAACGTCGTTGACAATGTCGATACGCTGGTCCAGCAGCTTACCAAGGTCGCTGTTATCTGATAGTTCCTCGTCTGAAAAGTTCAGACGGAACCATTTGCGGCTTGGTGGAGTAAGTCCGGACATTACGCCGGATGCGAATATCTGATTGGATTCCCAGGCACATCCTTCGTAAATCTTTATGTCTTTTCTATCCGCTGCATTGGATTCATCATCGAGATTGTCGAATTGACCGATATATGGCAATTGATAGTCCCTGATGGCTTTCCAGCGCTTTTGGTAAGGTTCGCGCTTATTTTCCAGCGCTTTAACCTTTCGTTCGATTTCTGCTCGATCTATTTTTATCCGTGCCGCTATGTCGCTGGCACTGACAAGCGATAATTTCGGCGGCTGTCGTGCCCCCTGCTGTGCTTTTTCCATGATATGCTCCTTATCATCCCAATGTTGTTCTATTGCCGCCCATGAGACCTCCGAGAATCGTCTGACGATCCGTACTCAGTTCTGTGCTGGCATGGCCACGCCGCCGTTTCTGAGTGGGCATCCCCGTATCTGTCCCAACATCAGCCGCTTGCACTGCCGTCGGTGCCGGGTCTACTTTGGGCGCCGTATAGTTTGCTGATTTTTTTGTACACATGCTTACACCCCCTTTCAAAATGGGCTGTATTCTGTGTTGCATAGCGTTTCGTTTTCATACGGCGTTATAACGGCAACAGGATAGGCGAATGTCAGCGCTAAGGCGTCAGCTTTATTTGGCGACTGCAATCCGCGCTTTTTCATGTCGTCTTTCGATTCCAGTTGTAATTTCCCGCTATGGTTCATGTATGCTTCCGGTCCCGTGAGGTCGTCTTTCATTTGCTGGTCATCTTCGATACAACCTTCTTTTTGCAGCCATTTTTTCATGTCACCCCACATCTCCGCACGCTTATTCGCGTAATACGAATCTATCGGCTTTTCGGCGAAGGATACCAGCTGCCATTCTCTCCCCAGGACTTTTCCCATGGAGTAAATTCCTGTCCCGTATCCTTGGTCGATGAATACTGCCGCCGCGTGATATTCGTCTTCGAATCTGGCAATAATGCCGGCGATTCGTGCATCGTCATCGTTTTTAGGTTCCGTCAGCAGGTGCTTGTAATAAAATCCCTTGCGCATGACGATTTCCAACGCGTCATTTCCTGTCCACGCTGGATCAACGCCGATTATCACTGGTGCCGGATTGTGTGCTAATGGGCTTACCGCCCGCGCGGCAGCAGCTTCTACAATTGCACTGCTGATGAACTGCGATTCGGACGCTGAAGGGAATTCCCCTTTGACGCGCACTTTGAAGAAGTCGCTGTCTTCTCCCCAGGCATCCGCCCACTTAGCGATTTCTTTCTTGTCACTGATGACAACCGAACGGCTGTCTATCTGACGTGTCTTCCACATGTTACGCGATTTATGGAAGCAGTCGAAGAATCTGCCACTTGTTCGCGTAGGGTTTCCAAAAGCAATCCAGATCTTCTCCGTGTCATTATCCGTCATGGCGCCGTCGGTTACTTCCCAGATTTTGTCAATGATAGCCGAGGCCTCGTCAAAGATGACGAGTATCCGTTTGCCGTGATTGTGGAGACCTGCGAATGCTTCGGTGTTGCGTTCTGACCAAGGGATGGCGTCGATTCGCCACATACGTTCATGGCCAGGCTGTGCACTGAAAAGACTTGTTGCGGTATAAACAAACATGTCCTTGGCCACGAATCGGTCATACCATGTCGCCAATTCCGCCCACGTTTTGGATCTCAACTGTCCGTCGGTATTTGCCGTTACGACTCCGCGTGTATCTTCAAACGTGCTCATGGCCCATAGGATTATCCAGCATACACACGCACTTTTTCCAATGCCATGTCCTGATGCTACCGCTTCACGGATGGCTTCATACGGTGTTTTTAATCCATCTCGGATTTCACCTAGGATATCCAGCTGCCATTCTTGCGGCTGCATGTTTTTCAGCGTTCCTTCTCCCCATGGAAAAGCCGCCCACACCCAGCTGACGGGATCACGAGTGAATGAGGCCAGATATTCTACCAGTTCAAGATTTATCTCCGGTTGTTTCTTTGGCATTTGCTACCCGCTCCCTTGCGGCCGCTACTGCGTCCGATAAGTTGATGTTGACGTTGGCGTTGACTTCGGTTTTGTTATCCCGATATACTTCGGGTTTTGCACCACGCAGCAGTTCTGCTAGCAGGTAATCCGAATATACTTTTCTACTGCCGACTTTTTCGCCTTTGTAGTAGATTGGCTGGCTGTATCCTTCTACTGCCCGCCGATATGCTTCCTCTTCCAGCAAGTCGCCAGCATGCTGTCGAGCTTTTTCAAACGCCCGAGCATATTTTTCGTTCTTCATCCACTGGTAGTGCGTGGTTCGGTCAATCTTACATTTTCGCGCGGCTTTTGATATGCTCCCGCAGCGGATGTATGTCATTAGAAAGTCGTTCTTTTTCTTGTCGTTGATTAACCTGTAGATTTTTTCGGCCATGGTGGAGCCCCTCCTTTCCTTGTTCTTACTGGGCAATGCGTGTTTTTTTGAGGCTGTCAAAAATGTGTGCTCCATACCTGTTGAATTTTTGCACATCGCTTCCGCCACGATAAAAGCCTCACGAGTCCAGCTTTTCTGCCGTCTCATGAGGCTTCTCTTATGCTTTGCTTATGTTATTATCTTAGCACTGTAATCAGGGAATATAGTTCGACCTAAATTATTTTTTCACTCTTTCAGCCTTACTGCTATGTCTGCCGTACACGAGACAATCCTTTTCCACCAGCGCTTTACCTGCTGTTCGGATAGCCATGATTCATTTGGCTTTAATGTCATTTTTTCCAGCCGTGAAAAATATTCCTGCTGTGTTTTGACCACCCAGCCGGGACGCCCGCTTCGGATGTTTCGTCCTTTGCTATTGGCAGCCGCCCGCCGCGCCTCCAAGAAGGCCCGCTCATCGTCCTTCATTGACCGTTCGATGATTTTCACCGCTCTCAGCCAGCGGAATTTTTCGGACCGTCTGTCAAATTCGGCGCCTCGTATGGCCATCCGCTCCGTTGGATTATGGGATTCCAATTCGTTGTGCCGCCCATTGTAACTGACATAGGCATGCCTTGCCAGCTTGTATTTGTTCCATTCTGCTTTGAAGTTCAGCAGGTAATGTTCCGCCTGTAAATGATCTTCGTCAATCCACGCGAATATCCGTCTCGCTTCCTCGTCCAGCTGCATATCGTGTCCCCTTCCAATTCTGAATCTTGATTGCATCATCACTTTGTCTTGCGATATTGCATAGGCTCCACGCTAATACCAACGATAGCAAGGCTAATATCCAGCCTATAAGGCCTCCAACTAAGATTCCCAGTTCATAATCTGTCATTTCGGTTCCCCCTCCCAAGTTATCAAATCCATAGCTCGATACTGATAGGGCGACCCTTCCCGGTAATCATAGTTCAAATGAACCACATCGATGTAATAGCCGTTTTTCAGGAACATGTCATTTAGCTCGTCTACGCGGAATCCTTTATCCAGCCAATCTTTTATGCCCACATCCATTTTTTTGCGAAATGTATCCACATCAAACCCGATTTCATCCGTTATGTCTAGATATTTCACAACATCCATTTCGTTATCTGCAGCTAAACATAATTCGTCATCTTTGAATACGATATACACCATTAGAACTGCACCCCCATATATTTTTTCTTACGGCTTTTTTTATTCATAGTGGATTATCCCTGTTATTTCTCTGATTTTTAACGTCCCGTTTTTCATCCGATGAACGTTTCTATGTTTTCTCTGGCTTATGTCACACATTAAACCATCTGACCGGAATACCGTACTCTTTTTCCTCGGTTCATGGTTTACCGGGCCAATTTTGTCGCCATATTTTTTCTTGAGATAATGCTCCAGCTCCGCTTTATTCATCGTGTATGTCTTGCATTGGCTCATTCGGATTCTACCTCCTCTGCTGTTTTATACGTCAAGGGAACACTGACTTTGCTTTGAATCTGCTGGATGGACCCTTCCACGGGCCACCATTCCCCACGATCTGAGTTCCAATACCAACGGATCGCCTGCTTTGATTCCAGCTCATCAATTTTGTTCTGCAATGCTTCAATGGTTTTTTCTTTCTCAATCAGATTCCTCTCGGCATCTGCCGCCCGCGTGACATGGTCATTCGCTTTTTTCTTCTGCTTTTCAATTTCTTCCAGCAATTCGCTATTTCTTGCTGTCATTTTCCGATAGGCTTTATTTAATTTATCGATTTCCAATTTTTGATTCACTGCTATTTCCGCATAGTATTTTTGGATTTCCGACACCCGCTTTTTGAAGTCCTCACATAGGATTTCATGTTTTTTATCCAATGTCTCGTATTTATCTAGCAGCTTATCGTATTCAAACAGCCCTTTGATGTTAATCATTTGCCTTTTCCTCCGCTTCTTTTTGTTCGTCTGTATGATATCCTCGAATTTCGTTTTTTAGAAATACTTTTGCTTTTTCAAGCTTTATTTCTTTTTCTGTCGCTAAAATCTGCATGAGGGTTTCGACCACTGTTTGCAGGTCTACCGCTTCTTCTAGCAGATGCTCAAGTGTTTTACCTTTTTGTGGGACATTATCCGGCGTATCCTGATAATCTCTAACAGCTATGTATAACTCGCTGTATTCCTCGTTGATTTTCTCCATCATTCTTTCTATCTGTGAATCAATGGGCTGTGTATCATCGACCAACCCTAAACAGGGAACTACGCCTTTATCTTTTAGTACGATCATGCTGTTGCCTCCTCTTTGTGACTGAAATCTTTGTCGAATGTTATGTGTGCTTTTTTGTCCAGCACTTTTTCTAGATCTGCTACCGTTATTTTTCCTTTGGCCATAGCTGAGGTTTCGGCCGCCATGCAGGCTCCTATTTTTTTCAGGCGTTTTGCCTGGAAGTTGTAGACCTCGAACATGGCAAAATACATAATCACGCTGACTTCCTCGATGGTCTTTAGTCGGATTCGATTTTCACGGCTATAGTTTTCTTTGCTGTAGTCGACGTGGTCATAAGTATATTTTGCTTCCTCCTGTAGGATTTTCTCCAGCTCCGCGAATGTAACGTAATTAAGCCGGACACATTGACTTATGCTGGCGGTCTTTTCATAGAACCGGTTAACCCTTGTCTTCCCAAAACCGTATTCTTTATTCAGCGCGTAGCAGAATATGATCAGCATATCGATAATCGTATCCTGCCATAGCCGCGTATCATTCACGTTCTGCTTGTAATATTCGTGAAGCACTTCATTCCTCGATTTCTGGCCAAGGCCAGCGCTATAGTTTACGACTTTCTTGAAATGCTTTAAGTTCTTTCGGTTCGACTTGCGTCTGAATCTACTCATGCTTTTCCTTCCTCTCTGCCGCCCGCAGGGCAAACGCTGCCGGTTCATGGATATAGTCCAGAAATTTTACGACGGAATCATTTTTCACACGCCATTCTTCCAAATCTTCGGCGCTGGCGTATTTATGGCCATAGCATTCTTTCATGTTGGAGAACACGGACCACGGAACCATGAACGTCTTATCCTGTATCCCTGCACACACAAAGCAAATTGCTCCCAGTTCGCATTGATGGTCCATAGATTCTGCCTGCGCTTTACTGATTACATCCTGCCGTATCCGCGCGGTATCTGTGTATTTTGCTTCGAACACGATAGACTGCCCGCCACGCAGCGTTCCATGAAAATCAGGCTGGGCATGCGATATGAATTGCACTTTGGCCATGTTCCTGGCATGGTCCTTGCGGATCACTCGGAATGGTTCCGGTTCCTTTACGATGTAAGCTCGTCCTTTGGATTTATAGTATCTGCAGGCTCCCTCAATCAGCATTTCATGCTGGCGTCCTCGCCCATTGCTCATTGCCGCCCGATAGGAGCGTTTCGCTGACTCGTTATACTCATTCCAGTTTTCCACGCGTTATTGCCTCCTTGTGCCGCAGTCCTATCGGGCATACGATATTCGATTTTGCCATTTCGTCCGGGCTGGTAAATCCATGCTTTGCCGCATGTTCATGCGTGATGAAACTGTAGGCTTCACGACATAGTTTGCAATAACCTGGGACCCAACGGCTTTTCTTCTTGGAATAAGGGAGTATGCTTGCCCGCTTTTGCTTTTTCGCGTTGTAGTTATCTCGTTCTACCATATCCGCCACAATCAGCCCTATGTCACGTCTATTCTTCCGATGCATGCTTGGTAGCCTCCTCATTGCTAAACAACTTTTGCTGGGCACGGTCTCCATCGATGAAACGCCAGCATTCTTCGGTAACGGCATTCAATGCTTGTTCTACTGTGCCTTCACATTCTGCTTCCTCATTGTCGAACGGCCACCACGGGAGATTAAGCTTTAAGGCATTATACGAATTCTTCAGGAATACAGTCCCTTTGATGGTAAAGCTGGTGTCCCCCTCCTCCTTGGGATATTTGAACTGGATTTCATGAACACGAGAATGCATGGAAATCCAATCGCTGTCCATAGCCAGTTCACACATTCTGACCAGATGGAACCGCAGTTCATCCAAACTCGCATCCAGTTCGGGGCGTGCATAGTCTGTGCTGTGCAAGGTCTGTTTTTCTAGTCCCTTTTCCCCAACCTCTTCCCAGACAAAGTCATGAGCGATGCCCTTGTCCGTGGTAACCGTCTTGAATTTCAAAAGTCTCCGCATTAACTACCATCCCTTTCAAAAATTGCAATCTGAAAAGGATATCCGTCGTGTGTCACGCTGTTGTAACTGACCGGTTTAACGACGTGATATCCTTTTGGCGGTTTTATCTCATCCCGGAAAGTTTCCCGGTGAATGATTCGTTTTTTCGGTGCACGACGAACAAGATTTCGACTGGTATCTATCCGTGCGCCATTTTCTTTTTTTGACTGCTTGCTGTAGTAGTTGGCCACCTGCCAGCAATCTATCGCCTGTCCGCCGAACACCTTTAGTTGAACATGGCCATGTGGCCATATCTTTCGGAGTATATCCAGCATTTCTGCATCCGTGCAGAATCTTCCAACCAGCATGTGCGCATGTGGCCTTCCTCGGCCTACCAGATTTTCCAGCACTCGGAAATACTTTAATTTTTCTCCTGACATTTTTTCACAACGCCGCCGCAGCTTGTCCATCATATTCTTGACCGCATGTTTTAGTTCTTCGGCGGTCATCCGTGTTTCCGTCGTGAACGTCAGGAAGAAATCCCCTGCCTGAAAGTTATCGGCGATTAGTCGCATGTTTCTTTCCTGCCGGTGCCGTTCGTTAATCTTCTCCTGCGTCTCTGTCGTCGGCCCCGTCCTTGGTGCTCTCTTCTGTTTTATCTTTGGGTCCTTCGGCATCACATGTACACTGTGATACTTTTTACTGACGATCAACCGCCCATCTTTGGACTTCCATTTTTCTTCGGTATATGCCATTAGCATTGCTCCTCAAAAAAATCTTGTTATCTTGCCTCAGCCCTTTGTGGGACTGCATAAAAATTTAAAAATGCCTCTAAAATTAATCCCTTTATCGAGCTTCAAAGGGGCGCGGCCCCCTGCGAAAAATTTCTATATTATATAGAAGATATATTGATTTGTTGGGCGATATCTGCTATTCTACAAATAGAACAAACACTAACCACTAATTCTCTACTTATGGCGCTGCCCCGCATGGCAGCGCTATTTTTTTGTCTCATGCCAGGAGCCCGAGCAGAATGAAGCATACCGCCAGCAAAAACACTGTCGCGGCAATCCTTGCTGGTCCTTCCCACCGCGCATAGCTTTCCGCCCGCGCCGCCCGAAACCGCCTCTCAAAATCCGACATCCGCTTTTCCTCCTTTATTAAGACTCGCATCCGTTAACAGGAATAACAATCGTATCGGCTACAATCTTGAACTGCTCATCCGTAATGACGATAGTCTCATGCGGGGAGCAGTTCTTTTTCATATACTCAACAACCGGCTTGCAAACCCGCTCCAGCTCCTCAATGTTCACCTGTTTCATGCTCTCAGTTCCTTCCTTTCTGTGATATAATCTCCCCAAAAGGAGGTGTTTATATGCCAGAAAAACTTACTGGTCCTTTCTGCCCATTATTCAGCGCCGCATACGGAAGGAATACCAGATGTATTCAAACTGAATGTGCCTGGTATATCCCCTATGGCGAACTATCCCTAGGCAGTGAAGGACAATGTTCTATCACTCGTTTGACTCGTCAAATCCTGCCCGTGAAAAATCATACTTCACATTTTCGCGGCTAATCGGGAAATTGTACGCGTTGACTGCGTCCGCAAGATTTGACAATATCCATGCTCCTTCATAACGGCAGACGTTATTTTTGATCAGCACATCAATAATTTCGTCTGCTATTTTTTTTGCCTCTGACTCCTTCATGCTCTCAGCTCCTTTTTCTCCAGATCGTGCTGACGCTCTTTGATAAGCTCGCGGATTTCATCGAACTTCCGAACCATCTTCATGCTGTCAATGATACCGAAGTTCCGACGTGCCAATTCTTCATGCAAGAATCGAGACATTCCAATATAGAGGTCGTCCAGCTCGTCATAATTCATGTCGTTAAGCATTTTGTTCTCCTCCTTATCGCGCCAGCCAATAGGCTATCAATCTTCCTTTGCATCCGAACACCGTATCCATAGTTCGGATCAGGTGCTTCCCCGGGTCCCGGCGGCCTGCCTCAATGTCGACGATTGCATGCTTGTTGGTATGGAACACCTCAGCCGCTTTCTCCTGAGACCATCCCCGAAGCTTCCGTAATCTTGCATATGGTGTGACTATCTGAACTACTGTCACATCCCGGAACAAATCACTATCCAACATTGTGTACACCTCCGTATTCCGTTATTCTTTGAGTAGGTCAACCATAGAACCTCTCATTAAAGTATTTCCTGCTCACTCGCCCTCCAATCGTCATATAGCCCTTCTCCTGCAGTTCCTTATTCAGCTGCACGATAATTTCATAGGCCTTTGATTCCTTTACGTCCATCATGGCCATAACGTCTCGAACGTTATACCAGGTTGCCGCTTTTGGCGTCGCTTCCATGTAATCACCTCCTAGATATTCTTGGCTGTCATTACTTTCATGGTTAAGCCCCTTACAACACTTCTAAAGTGTTAAAAACATCAAAAAAAATACACTCCATAGGTTTTCCAATATCCATTTCTAATTTTTTCATGGTTTCAACTTTAGGTTTAGCATCCCCATTCTCCCAACGCGACCAAACCTGTTGTGACACATTGTACTTACGAGCCATCTCCTCTTGCGAGCGTTTGCCTCGATAGGAAATTAAAATTTCTCTCTTCACTTTTGTCCCTCCCTTCATAACACCTTTTAAGTGTTTCTTTCGACACTTATATAATAACACTTAGTAAGTGTGTTGTAAAGTCCCCAAATAAACTTTTTACGTGTTTTTATTTAACAACTATAAGGTGTAAAATAATAATAGGAGGTGTTGATATGTTTTCAACCAAGCTAAAAGAGCTCCGCTCACTAAAAGGAATCACACAGGAAGAGCTTGCAAATATACTGGGGGTACGTCAACAAACCATTGGAAAGTGGGAATCAGCAATTACAGTACCTCGTTTACCCATGCTTCAAAAAATAGGAGCTTTCTTCAACGTCTCAGTAGACTACCTCCTGGGCCGCACCGAGGAGCCCCACACCAATGTAAAGGTCACCCCCTCTACAGACCTCACCCCAAAAGAGGAACGTGAAATAGAGTATGACCTGGAGGATATGATAAATAGCATGGCCTCGGCCGCCTATGAATCGGACAATGGTGAACAGGAGGACATCGAGGCGCTACAAGCCACACTACGAGCCGCCATGATACAAGCCAAGCGTATCGCCAAGAAAAAATACACCCCAAGAAAATACCGGAAGGACTGATTGCATGGATGTAAAGGCAAAGGTAAACCAGCTCATCAAACGATGCGGTACGGATAATCCTGTGGCCATAGCCAAGGAATTAGGCATAAAGGTAATGTATGCACCACTTGGCGGCAGAAAATACGGCAATTACATCAAGTACAAACGGGTAAAGACCATCATCATCGACAGAGATATTCTCCCACCACACCTATTCCGTTTTGTGTTTGCTCACGAGCTAGGACATGCCGTCTGCACGCCAAACGAAAATACCCAATGGCTCGATCAGAACACGCTGGGCGTAAATAGCAGCCGCGTGGAATACATAGCCAACCACTTCGCGACAGAACTACTGCTCAACGACCGCTACCTGCAAGATCACGCCACTTCCAGTATATATGCCCTGGCCAATCAGCAAGGAGTTCCTGAGAGTTTTGTGGGATTTAAACAATAAAAAAATCCGCCCGAGGATGAACGGATACAAAGAAAGGATATGTTTGTATTGAATAATAAAAAAGCCGTCCGATCTGGACGGCTCGTGTCATATGAAAAAGGCCCCCGCGCAATCGCGGAGGCGGGAAGGAGCTTAGTAAGAGGTTAATTTTTTTCGAACACGGGCTTTTAGTACATCATATACCGTCATAAACAAATCCACAATACATAATGTTGCTGCACAGGCCAAGCCAAACGCTATAGTAACCAAGAAAAGCACTGGCAACCATGGTAATACTTCTAGCACTTGTTCCAAAATAATACCTCCCTCGCTTATGGAAAATCTTGATATTTATTTAATTTCAGGTCTTATATCTTTGCTTGTAGCCGTTGTCTCTAAGCTAATCGAGAATCATTTTTCGCTACGTTCTAGACGTAAAAGTTTAATCCAGTCTTTGCGAACAGAATTAGAAACACTTCTTACAATCTATGAACCCCTTCGAATTGGTGAAGTTTTCAACTGGGGCGAAATAAACATTGCTTCTATCACACGTAATTATACCACAGTTTATGCAAACAATGCGGATAAATTAGGATTATTGTCCCCTGCTACTGCCCAAGCTGTTGTCGATGCTTACACCCGTATTTCCGCATTGCTGGACACCTGGGTTTGTTATTCCAAGATATACGATAATGCCATCCAGTATCAACGGGCTAACTACCAATCCAAAACCTTTAATCCAGAATTACATGACCTTTATGTTAATGATGTGATGACTAATCACGATATAACTTATTATATGCAAGAAACCACCATCCAAGCGGTCCGAACAGCAATCGAATGCCTTGATAATGAATAAGCCATGTTTAATCCAGTCCGACATACGGACGATGATAAATATTGATATTTATAAATTCGTATGCTATACTTATGGCAATGAGAAGATTAATTCGCTTTTAGGCATTTAATCACCGGCAAAAGCCCCTTAGCATACGATTCGCGGTCGTTGCTAAGGGGCTTTTGCTTTGCCATCTAGTGTTTCGCGGACACCTTCAGGCTACTGCCGTGACTTGAAGTAACGGTCGTAAATATACGCGGCAATAACGCCACTGACTATATTTACTGCAAATGAGAAGACTAAATCAGACATTTAAGCACCTCCCTTCCAAGAGGTGTCTGCACAGCAGCATGAGTAGTATATCACAAGCTATACATATTAATCAACGAATAGAGGTGATTTATCATGGCCGTTTATTACGACGCAGACCACAAAACCTACTACTGCAAATTCAACTACACCGACTGGACAGGCAAGAAACGCTATACTACAAAGCGCGGCTTTTCTGGGAAACGTGCTGCGGAGAAATTCGAGCGTGAATTTAAGGCGGCCGCCCTGGAATCGACTGACATAACCGTATCCACCCTCATCGAGAAATATCTCAACGACGAGAAACAACACATCCGGAAGTCAACATTTTTAAACAAAAGCCGTGCGCTCAACAAATATGTTGCTACCTATCTTGGGAATAAATCGATTACCAGTCTAACGCCCGCCACCGTCCGCCACTGGCAAAATCAGATATTATCCTGCACAAAAAAAGACGGCACACCGCTTGCCCGGTCTTATGCCGCCTATATCAATATCCAATTTTCGTCAATGCTTAATTTCGCCGTAAGGTATTGTGGCCTCAAGAAGAATCCTTTCCAGTCTACCGGCGCCATCAAAAAAAGGACAGCCGAAATGTCTATATGGGAAGAATCCCAGTTCCTAAGCGCCCTCCAGCATGTTTCCTCTCCTTTTTATCGACTCGAGTTCCTTATCCTTTTTTACTCAGGCATGCGGATTGGTGAATTTAAAGCGCTGGAGATAAGCGACTTCGATTTTACCCATGATACAATAAGCATTTCGAAATCTTATTCCAGCATTTCGCGAACCATCACACCGCCAAAGACAGATAGCTCCGTTCGTATAATCTCCATGCCACATTTGATTATGGACCGTCTGCAGCAGTATCTGGCCAAGTTATCCTATGAACCATCCCCACTTTTCCCACAAGATGGCCGAACGATAGCCTACCAACTAAAGAAAATGGCCAAAGCCGCCCAATTGCCACCCATCCGCGTTCATGATCTGCGTCACTCCCACGCATCCTACCTAATCCATAAACATATCCCCATCACATCCATAGCCAAACGCCTTGGCCATAAGAACCCGTCAATCACTCTATCTGTTTATTCCCACATCTACAAAGACTCTGACAGCCAAATAGCGGACATGATGGACGAATCTCTTAAAAAGTTGGTCAATGGTTAG